CATCCCCCGCCTCCTCCAGCCGCTTGATGCGCTCTTGAAGCTGCGATGCGTAACCGCAACACTGAAAGTTGCGATTGCCTCCAGTAAAATACAATAACGGAGCATTGCACCGAGGACAATTGTGTTCTTCGCTCACAGCTTGGCCTCCTTAGCTAACTTCCACGACTCTACATCCAGACCATGGCCCAATGATTCGGCCATCCAATCCCCCGCCTCCTCCAGCCGCTTGATGCGGTCTTGAAGCCGCAGGTTTGCTTCATCCAACAATTGCTGCTGCCGGATGATTGCGTTAGCCGCGTTGAGTTCGCGTTCGATCATCCTGATCCGCATCCCCAGATCGGCCACGTTGTGAGGAGTCGAGTCTGATATTGGGGTGTCGCTCATTTACACTCCTTCCATTTGAACTGCGGTTTACCGCTCGCGTCGTTTGTGTAGTAGGCGGCTCCTGCGAGGATGGCTTCTTTTCTCAGTGCCGTGTCACCTCTGGTGAATCCTAAGATAATTCCGATGATGAACATGCTCACAGCAACTGCGCCTGTGAGTTTTGCTAAAGTGTCGTCGCTCATTTGCCCTCCCTCGCTTTGAGCATCGCGTCGGCGTATTCATAGGCAGATCGGGAAACCAATTCCCCATCCTTCTTGCTACTGGCCGGAACGCTCGCGTCCGAGATGATTCCCTGCAACGCAGCCGCCGCGAAGTAGTCTCTGACAGTGATACCAGATCTCGAACCGTAATGGGTCATGCAAGGTTGACCGTCTTGATAGAATCCATGCGTTGTCGCGGTTGCAGCAGTTGGAAACGCCGGTCCTCCGTCGTTGATTGTTCCTCCTTTGATTGGAAAGTTTCCGATTCCCATGTCCTCGCTTCGGAAAAATACGTTTGGGTTTGGTTGGTTGCTCATTTGGTTTCCTGTCTCTTTAGATATTCTGCAATTGCCTCATCTGCTACGTATTGCAGTTTGTATCCTCTCTTTGCTGCGTATTCCTTCAATCTCCGATGCGTGTCGTCTGACACGACGAAGACTTTCGATGTTGGTCGTTTGGGTTTTGGTTTGTTCATTTTATTCGCTCGTAATCGCTTCGTGAATGACCTTGAAATGCTCGGCAAAAATGCCGTCTCGAATAGCCAGCGCGATCTGGCGATGCTCCTTCTGCGTACCCTTCGCACACCGCTGCTCGAAGTAATGAATCCATGAGCGGATGTTTCCAGTCATGTAGAGTGTCGTCTGCGTGCAGAGCGGAAGAACCATGCGAGCAGTCTCGCGGCTCACACCCTCTTGCAGGAGCGAGCGGTACGTCTTGAACGCAAGATCGACAGACTTGGCAACCGCGTCGTAAGCCCAGTCTTGATCGAAAGTGTCGCCACTTCCCTGGCGGTTGACTCGATCCTGAGTGCGAAGTTCGACCGGCTCCGGCGAATCACTCGGCGCATACCGTTGTGAAAATTCTTGGAAGCAGAACGAGCGATGACGAATAATCTGAGCGGAGATGGCGCGGCTGGTCTGAATCTCGACCGTCATGCTGGCCTGCTCGAAAATGCTCCAATGGCCGTTCTTGATGCAGTAGGCCAGTAACTTCGGAGCGGTGAGCAGACTCATCTGGTTCGACGGATTGCTGACTCGCGCTGCGAACGTGATGAAGTCGGATGCGGTCATGTTACCGTCGCCGACAAGTGGTTTTGTGATTGCTGCGATTTTGACTTTCATGGATGCGAATTGGATGCGTTGGGATTGAATGATCGTGCGTTGTCTGGGAATGCGCACCCCTCCTTGGTCCGTTTAGAACGGCTTTTCTTCGTCAGACTCAGGAGCAGTCGGCGCAGGAGCTGCCTTCATGTTCTTGATGCGATACGTTTTCTTCTTCTCTCCATTCGATTCGTACTCTTCAGCACGGACAGTGATGGCCAACTCTAAGCCAATCATTGAGCGCAGGAAGTTGGCATAGCTGCCCTTGACACCGAGGAAGTCCACCTCGGTTCCATCCGGTACATTGTGGTTGGTGGCGGCGACAAGCTGGTTGACGCGGAACCAGACATTCTCCTGGTTGATGAAACGGTCGGCGATGCTTGATCCGTCCTCGGTTGCGAATGTCACCTTGCAGACCTCGCGGCCCTTGGCGTCGAGCGTTTCCTCGACCTTCATCACGGTGACGGTGTACTCGCCTTCAGCGTTGATGTAGCTGCCTCCGGCGTCCTTACGATTGACTTTGAACATATTGTTTTAGGGATTTGGATTGTGGTCTAACTCTCGGATTTATTCAGCACCCATTTCGGGCATGAAAGTGTTTGTGTTGCAGTCGGATAGGCTGGCCAACTGTCCAGTGCGCGGCACTCGTGGAGCGTCGAGATGGCTTTACGCCGCAGATTCTCACCGGCCTGAAGCCATTCGATGTCCAGCTTGTAGATACCGACGGCGTACGGGGCCTTGCGTTCGACGGCTACGAAGATGAAGTTCTCAGTTCCGGTCATCGCCAGATAGTGCGCGGCTTGAATGTGGTAGCCGAACGTGGTGACGGTCCTTGAGAACGCTTCAGCCGAAGCGTCGTCCGTTGTTTTCACATCGACCAGCGTGTCGTTATCGACCCAAAGATCAGGGCGAGCTTTCAATGGTAGGCCAGTCTCCTCATCTTGAGCGAAGACACTCGCCTCAATCTTGTGTGGCAGGTTGATGATGTCCCAGAACGGATGGCGGCGGACACTGTTCGCGACGCCCTGGACATCAATGTCCTCGGCATGAGTCAGGTGGATGCGGCTCTTATGCTGCTCTTTCCATGCTTTGCCCTCCTTGTTACGACCGTCGATGTCCGGCGGAATCACGGCGACAACCTGAGAGTACAGTTGCGGTTCGAGAACAGCGGTATGAATCGCCGTGCCAAGCTGCATGGCTTTCGTCGGCTCTTGATGCTCCTCCAAAGCGGCTTTGTAATGGGCCGGTGACTTGAGGATCTTGGTCATCATCGACTTTGAGAGAGCATCAACGGCGTGATACTTCTCGGCTGGCATGTCGAAATTAACGTGGCGGTTTAGAATGCTCATTCGAGTGTGGGAGCTGAAAATGCCTTAGCCTTGGAGATGAAACCGTCAGGATCGGACACGATCATGTTGGCCACCTTGGTGCTGACATCGCGGAAGTTCTGACCTTCCTTGATGAGGTTCTTCGAGAGCAGGAACGCATTGGCGATGTCGCTGTGCGGTTCGAGGATTTGCTCCAGCTTGTCTACAAGCGAGAAGGTTGATTCCGGTGTCACATTGACCGTCTGGCGCGTTTGAGTGGCGACGGTGGGTGTTGATGGGGTGTTGAAGTCGGCCACCTCCTCCGGCGTGTATCGGCCTTGCGTGATTCGCGGATCGAGCATGCGAGTCGCCTTGCTGATGACCCGCGCACGGAGCATCTCAGCGGGGAACTTCGCCCAGCCGCTTCCCGGCTTTGCGGGGATTAGACCGGCAATCTTCGCATCCTCTGCGGTGAATGAGACGCGAACCTTCTTCACACCCTTGCTGAAGTCGGCAATCGCCGCCACCGCATCGAACTGAATCCAGTCGATGTCCCATCCGGCATTCATCAGACCGGAGAGCATCGACTCGCTCTTCATGGTGATGTTGCCGTTGATCAAATGGTTCTCGCGCTTCCAGGAAAGCGGAGTCATCCGGCTGGCGATGCACTCAAGAGCGAGGACATAGCCTTGCTCAGGTTTGACACATCCGAACATGCCGGAGTGTGCGATCCAATCACCCATAGTCTTCACCGCATCCATCGGACTGTCGATGCGGTCGTAGAAGTCAGGACTGGCCGGACTCAGAGGTTGCGTTGCTGCTGTCGTTGGAACTAGGTTGCTGCTCATTTGTATTCTCTATCTGCTGTTTTGGTTTCTTGCTTGCGTACGGATTCACAGCTCCGGTCATTGCTCGACTCTCAAGAATCGCCGCGATGTCGGACTCGGTGAAAAGGATTCGTCGGCCAATTCTCCTGTGCTGGATGCCGTCATTGCGAACGATTCGCCTTAGCGTCTCGGTGCAAATTTGAAGCATCGCTGCTGTGGCTTTGGCGGTGTAAACTTTCAAATTTG